GCTATTTTAGTGACTTCAACCATTTCCCTTTCAACTGTTTCATTCTTTTCTGTTTCCATTTATATATACTAACTAAATATTTAATTTTATCAATCCTTCGGATTGATAAAAGGGGCAATTTAGATTTTTTTAGATTAATTCCCACGATAATCTACCAAAATTAGATATAATATAGGAATAATAACGTTATTATTCCTATCCTGATCAGATTTTCATGGGAAATAATCTAAAATAATCTAAATCGCCCTTTTAATAATCCGAAGGATTATTAAAATAAAAATATTTAGAATTTATATAAATGAAATTTTTTGAATTCTTTGATAAATTAAATAAAGATTACCCAACCGAAAATAAACCAGTAATTGAAAAGCCTAAAAGATCAGATCATAAGACTACAGATATAAAAGAATATAAAAGATTATGGTATCTTATGAACATTGATACCGTAAGACAACGTAATAAAGAATATCGTGATCGTATGAAGGCTAATAGATTACAAGCGATCAAGCAAGAAGAAGAACAAAAAAATAATTACAAGCTTATACCAGTCTAGATTTCAATTATTATTTTCTTTTTAGGTTCTTCTTTCTTTGACATTAATCTTTTTAGTCTATTTATTTCAGTTTCTAAATAGTCTAATTTAATTTCATTAAAATGAAAATTATCTATTTCTACACCTGTGTATGCTTCTGAATTATTATAAAGCATTTTTATTTGGTATTCTTCCCCAAGTTTTTCAAATATTTTGAATACTTCTTTCAATAATCTTTTCTGTTTAAAATCATCATCATAATATGGTAGGACATAACAAGTTTTTTTTATTATTTCAGACCATAAATTTTCATTCCCGATAAAGTGTAAGGAAATTTCACTATTCATATAATTAATAAATAAATTAATTATTTGAAATTAATATAATCCATTTGCTTTTACGTGTTTAGATGCTTCTATCATGGAACAACCCATCTTATTCATTATTTGTTTAACTATTTCACATCTAGATTTGCCGTGTGCTTTACCGTGTGCTTTACCACTAGCACGAACACCACGGACACGTTCAGCATGTCTATCTTCATTTCTTATTGTTTTAGTAGCACCATGTGCTTTACCTTTAGCACGACCGAATAAACTTTTAACACCTTGATATGCTTTACTTCCATATTCACCTACCTTACTAGCAACACCTTCTACCATAGGAACAACTTTACCTAATACATTTCCTACCTTTTCAGCTGTATTAACACCTTTTTCTAAATTTTCTAATGTATAAATGCTTTTAGGTTCTTCTTTCTTTGGTGGTGCTGGTGGTGCTGGTGGTTTAGATGATATAGGCTTTTTTATTCTACGTCTTCCACCTTCACCATTACCTAACATTCTTAAGGCTTTATTTTTATTAACATTTTCAGATGCTAGATGACGATGACGATGATGTTGTTGTCCAGTAAGACCACCGTGTAACATCATACCACCATTATTAAATTTTTCATACATATCTAAACATCCGTGTTTAGATGTAGCATCCCCACGCATTCCAGCACCTAAAGCTAGGGCTACACGAACATTAGGTTCAAGTCCCAAATTATTTCCACCAACTACACGATCACATTCACCACGACCGCATAAGGTAGCACTTATACCATGGGCTTTACCAGATCCAGATAATCCATTATCACAACTACATACCTTATGACCTTTAGGGCATATTCTATTCTTTTTATAAAGACCAACACCAGAACCAACCATTACAGGTTCATAACCATTTACATACATACCAGCAGGTGAAGGCATTACAGTTTGATAGGTGGCTTCTTCGTGATCTACTTTATCACGAAGAATTTGATTATACTTTTCAGTGACCATTCTATTATAAGGGGTATCAATTGGCATATTATATATATTATTGATATATATAATATTTTAAACTAAATTTTTAAATTACATAAGTCTATTAGACATTCTTGACCCGTCGGGCATTGTATGACTACCTTCTTTTTTCATAGGGTGGATTCTTCTAGGTAATGCTTTACAACCATCAGAATGTCCGTGTCCTACAATTCTTTTAATATCCATATGACCGTATGGTTCTTGTAAGCCAGCATCAAGCACGTCAGACTTTGTTAAAATTCCAGAATATGCTGATGTTTGGCCTTTTTCTGTCACCATGATACCTGAATTTACAGGAATTACAATTATTTCAGGGATAATACTTGCTTCACTGAATAAAGCAAAGTTTTTATAATTTTCAACGGTTAAATTAAATTGTAATTGGAATGAACCTAAAGACCCAGGGGCATAATATGGTTCTTGAAGTTCAAGATGTCTTGCCATATCAAGCACTAAATATGATCCTGTGGTGGCTACTTGTCTGGCTTGTGCTGTTGGGCCTTGGACTGGTAATGGTGTAACACTATTAGCATCAGCATAAAAGGTCTGGGCTGTTAAAGAATTCCAAGGATTATAACATACATTTGCTACCCCTTTGAATCCTTCCCAATCTTGATTGCTACCAGCTTCACGTGACATATGAAAAAGTTGTTCTTGACTGGCATTAGCAAGGATGCCCGAATGGTTATTCCATTGTATCCTAATGTTTTTAATTGCTAGCACAAAATCGTTGTAAAAAGCATTTACACGGGATAAATGTGGTCTTACGAAAATAATTAATTTGTCAGGGACTTGATTTAAGGTATATGTTTGACTTACTAATTGGGTTTCTGTAGGTGTAATGATGGATTGGACAGGACTAAAGTTATTTAGTGGAACTAATGGCAACATGCTACCATTAGCAGTATTACATGTAGCATTATCTATAGCACTTAATCCAGATGTAATAAATCTGGGATATTCTAAATATGGTATTACATTACGTAAAGGTTTAACATCTGTTCCATGTGGGGTGATATATTTCATTTGTAATTCAGCAGTTAAAATTCTTTGGGAAGCATTTGGATAGCCAAAACCACCATTAGACCATGGAATTTGGGCGGTAGAAAAACCACCTAAAGCTTGGGAATTAGTAAAAGAACCAGAATAGAAAGAAAATTTTACGCTAGCATCTAAACTAGATTCATAATTACAGACCACGGAAAGGTTTTGTATTCCGTATATTCCCATACGATTAGATTCAGTGTAATTCCAAATGAAAGGTGGGGCAATTAAAGGTTCAGTAGAATCTACGGTCATACAGAAGTAAGGACTGCCAGCTAATAAAGTAGCATTATCTTCGGCAATAGGATTAGGTGTTCCATCAGCATTATAAGGTGTAGTAGCATTTAACCATTGAAATACTACAGGTAAAGCACCGTTTCCAACCCAGCTATCACCTTTTACTTGTTCATAACCAGCTAAATTACTATTTTGGGGATATGCTACTTCATCAGTAGGTGATGCTAGACGATCTACTTGACTGGCAGTCATATTATTTTTATTAAAATTATTATCGGTAAATCTTAAAAGGGCAGGAAGAACATCAGCACAGTTTATGGTGCTAATATTATTATTTATTTGGACTTGTATGGTGCTTAAGCTACGATGGGTAGGGAAAGATGTTAAACCAACATTTTGACCATATACTAAAGGGCAGGCATATGATACTACGGTATTAGTTCCATTATTAGTTCCATATACAGGGACACCTAAAATATTTTGTAAAGCATTTGTTGCGATATTTCTGACTTCAAATCTATACTGGGTTACAGTTCTTAAATAAACTTCACGATCTAAAACAGTGCTTTCAGATGGAAAAGGAACTACAAAATTTAAAGCATTAGGTGTAGCACTGATAGCAGGCATAATTACGTTAGTAACGTTTTGCCCACCACGGAAAACCCCATAATTAAGACTATCAGTGGTCATTAGACGATCATCTAATACGCTTACTTTTTTAAAATCACTTGACATATTATATATATTATCTATATATAATATTTCTTAACTAAATAATTATTTATATTTTTTGACCTACATTAATCTATTGGCCATTTTACTGACGGCTTCTTTTGCTACTTCTACAACTTTAGCAGGAACAGCTTTAGCATGTCTTAACATGTCACATACCTTCATAGGTAAGGCACGACCAGAATCCATGTGACCACTACCTACCATACGCTTTACATCAAGAATAGATAATGGTTCAGTATTACTGGCTTCAAGGACATCATTCTTTGTTAAGATACCAGAATAGGTGGAAGTTTGGCCACGATCTGTTACCATTATACCTGAATTTACTACTACTACGACTAATTCTAAAGTATTAGCTGGAATTATAGCACTAGTTTGATTGGCGATTGTTAATCTGAATTGTAATTGGAAGTTCCCAAGACTGCCACACGAATAGAAATCTTCAGTAAGTTGAACTATGGTGGCAAAGTCTAGCATAAGGTATGATCCAACCGTTGGGACTGTGTGGGAAAATCCTGAAGCAGTTCCAGATGAAAAGCCAGAACCTTGACTATATGCTTGACCACAAAATTCTTGAAAAGTTTGATTACTGCCACTATTTACGCTGTAATAATATAAGTCTTGTAAAGATGCTGATGATAAAAGACCAGCATTATTATTCCAATTTAAATTTATATTTTGAATTACAGGTGTAAAGTCGGTATCTACGGGTGTTTGTGTAGATTGTTTCTTTCTTAAGAAAATACATATCTTATCAGGGACTTGTGTAAGATTATAGGTGTTAGAAGTAATAGAACCAGTTCCAAAATTAGCACCTAAAGCAGGATTAGAAGCATTAGAAAAATAACGATCATAAGTTAATAATGGGATTACATTTCTAGCAGGTAATAGGGTGGAAGGGTGGGGGGTTAAATACTTAAACCATAAAGTAGAATTATTTACACTTTGAATGGTGGCACTTCTTACGACAATAGCACCATAACCTAAAATGGTGTCAGTAATTCTAAATGCCCTATTGGCATCAGTTAAATTATATTGTAATTGACATGTTTGAAGACCATATATTCCTTGTGTATTGGAAACAGGATCAGACCATAAGAAAGGTTGGCATAATACGGGTTCAATAGTTGTAAATACAAGTTCAAACCAGTTAGATGTAATAGGTGTTCCTGCTACTACAGCAGGGGCTAAAGATGGAACAAAACCACCTGGGCCTGTAGTTGTGGTTACATCATTAACTACAGGAACATAAGGACCATTCGCAGTATTATTAGATGAATAAAATAATTGAACGGGTGGGCCATTCGCAAGATTTAATGGGTTAGCAAGTGTAGCAATAGCACCAGTTCCAGCAAAAGCACCATTGGGTAAAATATCGCTGTCAATACTACCAGAAGCAAAATTTCCATTTATAGATGCTGGGGGATTACCTATAATATCAGGACGAATAAAACCATTACTATAAGCACCATTAACAAGTGTTAATTCACCACCTTGTCCCATATCATCACTATTAAAATAATATTTATCAGGTAAAGTAGGGCATGAAGATGTGGCTTTTTGTAATTGACGGCAATCATTAGAACGGGTTAAAAAGGGTAAAACATCTTTGATGTTAATAGATGTAACGTTATTATTTAAAGTTGCTTGAACAGTGCTACATAGCTGATGGAAGGGGAATGCTGATAAAGCAATATTATTTCCATAAGATAATACCACGGGATTTGTGCCAGTTGGGCCACCACCTGTTACATTAAATCTAATTCTAACTGTAGATTGAACCCAGACCCTTCTATCAACTATGGTCTGTTCTGATGGTATCTGGACGTTAAAATTTACGGAACTGGTGGATTGTGCTATGGCACTAGCAGGTTGTGATACAATAGATTGCCCGCCTTTTTTGACGGCATACGCTAATTGGTCAGTAACCATCAATCTGGGGTCTTTTACTAAAATCTTTTTAAAATCACTGGACATATTATATATATTAAATATATATAATATTTCATAACTAAATAATTTTAATTTAATGGTTTGGTATATTCGGGTAAATAGATAAGGTTAAATATTTTTCTTCTAAATAAGATCTTTATAGATGAATAGCACCCAGGTTCTAATACGAAGGGATGATTTACACCATACTGATCTTTCCAGAATACACTAATTTCTATACTATTAATAGGTGTGTTAGACATTAGATCAATTAATCTATATTCACCTGATGGACTATAAGTTACATTTGGTTTAATTTCATCACCTGTAATTAGTGGCACTTCTAAATCCGTGATAACTGGACTAAAATTATTATTTGCTAGATCAGTATCAAGGGCTTGATTACTATTAAGAACAGCAGGTAATCCAACTAATTCATTATTTACAGGCATTAATGCTGTGGTAAAAATTAATTGTTTTACACAAGACCATAAAGGGGCAGGTGAATATGGTGATCTAACAACTTCAAATGATGCTGTGGCTGAAGCTACAGAATAAAAATTACCTAAAAATGGTATGCTACTAGCAGGAATTTGTTCAACTTGATTTAATGGTATTTGATTAGTATCTTCTAAATATACGGGTAATGATGGTGTTCCTGTAGAATTCATAGCAGGTCTATTAGATATCATATACCATCCATGAAGTGTTTTTTCAGATGTTAAAGTTGCTGATGCTGTTGGGGTGATATTTGGAAGATTTTTTAATGAATCAATATATTGATATCTAAAAGCACTAAATAAGGTATGTAAAGGGGCATTAAAAGCCATAACCCATTTATTAGATGATGATATAGGATTACTATCCCATATAAATGTTCCTGTTCCTACAGCTGTTTTAACACCACCAGCATTATAGGTGTTTGTTGTAGTAGTAGCTGGAAAATAAATACAAAATTTATTACCTGCTTCCATACCAAATACTGGACACTGATTTATATCTAAACCGAAATTACCGTTATTAATAATATAAAATCTTTGAAGTGTTTGATTTATCATATCTATAAAATTTTGAAATTCATAAACAAAATAATAAGGATCACTTACAGCATTTACATCTAAATTTTGTGGTGGTAGAACGATATTTAATTGATTGCTGAAAATTATAGGAAAAATGAATGGTCCAGAATTAGAATTTTGCTGATATATAGCTATCTGATAAATTAATTGATTTGGATTTTGTGAAGGGTTATATATTGGTGATGTTTCTACTTCTGGCATAAATACAGGTAATGATGGTGTATCAATAGAAAATCTTTGAATACTTAAGAAATATTCAGATGGATTAGCTAGAATGGTGCTTGTTCTTGTTTCTTGAAATCTAACAGGGACAGCATTAGAACTTCCTACATTATCATTATTATATAATTGTAAATTATAGTAAATGTGATTTGGGTCTGTATTATAATTAGTTTTACCGCTTAAACTTTGACTAGACATGATTATATATAATAATATATATTTTTATTTTATTTATCTAAATTAATATATATTAATATGCCTTATCAAATTGTTGAACAAAAAGATAAAAAATTTAAGGTTTGTAAAGCAGACGATCCGAAGGTGTGCTTTTCAAAGAAGGGGATACCATACAAGACAGCTAGAAAGCAAGTTCGTGCTATAGTATCAAGTGAAAATAAAAAAGGTAGTAAAAAAGGAAAAGGCAGAACTTTTTTTAGTGGTGATAGGGAAATAAATAGATGGTATTTAACACATAAAAGAAAATTTTTAAGTGAAACTGATGATGATTATGATGATCTTTGGGATTTTGATAAATTCAAAGAAGAATATAAAAAAACTTTTGAAAATACTGAAATGGATCATAGTGATATCATGAAAGATCTACTTCAATCTAATTTAGATGAAGCTGATAGCGAACCAGTTACAGCATTATCACCTGAAGAAATAAAAGAAAAAAAAAGTATGCTAGAAAATCAACGTGGTATGGAAAAAGCAGAAAAAGAAACAAAAGAATATAATAGTGAATATGATAGAATTAAATTAATGAATGAATTATATAAACAATTCAAAGAAGCAGAAAAAAAAGATGAAAATGAATATTCATACGATGAATTAGATGATTTTATACAAGAATATGAAAGATTAAGGGGTGATACTGATTATACTGATCCAGATCAAATTTTAGAACTTATTATTGATCCATTTAAATATACAGATGATGACACCATAAAAGCATTTCGTGATGGAAAAGATTTATATGAAGAAATAGAAGGTCTATCACCTAATTTTTATATGATAGATGGTATAGGGAATAAATCAAAACCTATGAATACTAATAATTCTAGTCTAATGTATTTAAAACATTTCTTATTTAATAAATTTGAAGGAAAAACAAATGAAAAAGATCCTTCTACTGGTGTATATAAAAAAGGAAGTGAAACTATCACTGGTATATGGGTAGATTGGGATGATAAAGAAAATTTTGGTGGTGATTATGATGAACAGCAAGTTGATGATTGGCAGAAAAATTTATATGGTATTTTAGATATTGATAATATTGAAACTATTTTATATGACCCTAATAACTGGTTAATTGATAGATTTTATAAAAATAAGGTAAGGGGTGATATCAAAAATTTAGTAGATAAAGCCCGTGATATGGATTCAAGCAAATATTTTTGTCAAAATATTTGTGCTGGTGATGTCCTTGGTCAAAATTATTTTAGTATAGCTACATATGGTCTAGTTTGTTATAATTTTTATAAAAATGGTGATGACATCGTATTTAGTGGTATGGATAATTCAACATTTTCTGAAAAAACAGGATATAAAAGATTAACAGGTGGTGAAGTTTATATAAATACTAAATGTTCATCTAGATATGGTTTCATTTCTTTTAATTCATTACGTCAAATAGCACAAAATAAAGGTTATGGTGATCTTTGCTATTTACCAAATTTAAATGTTCTTCATTTAGGTTCTTTAGGCTATTATACCACCGTAATGTTTTATTGGCAACAAGGGGCATACAGTGAAGGTATATCATATAATGATTATAATAAAAATTCATTATTTCAATTTTTAGAAAGAAATTTTGAAAAAGAATCTTTTGAAAAGGCTATTAACATCATTTTAGATGATCTTGAAAATGTAAGGGGTTGTTCCCTTATAAAAAATAATTTATTTGGTTATATGGGTGAAGGTGGTGAAAAAGTATTTTTATTAGATAAAAAAGAAGATGATTATTTATACCAAAGGGCTATTGAAATTGAAGAATTAAGAAAAGCAAACCCTAATACAAATATACTTTATGATAAATATAAAACACTTAAAATAAATAAAGGTGAAAACTACACCAATAAAAATCCAGAATTAGAATTAAAAGAAGTCATACAAGAATTTTATGATAATCTACCTACAGAAAATATTGATAGCGAAGATTTTACAGAAGATCAAAAAATAGCCTATAATAAGATGGTAATAGTATTAAAAAATAGAAATAAAAAATTTAAAGCTGATGGTGATCCATTATACCCTATACCAACAAGAAAAGTTTTTATAAAGGTGTATAATAGATATGTAAATGAAAATCCAAATGATAATCCATCTACATATGATCTATTAGAAGTTTTACAAAAAATAACTGAACCATCTGACCCAACAAAAAGACAAAGAATAAAAAAAGATATACTATCATATGCTAAAAATCTTAATAAACCTATGGTATTAGAAGATGTAATTGAACCAGTAGCACCAAAAAAAACTGATGTTAAAGGTAAAACAGGTAGAAGACCAAGGGGTGTTCAAGGTTCAGGTGTAAAAGGCACTAAATTTTATGAAGAATTAAAAAGTTATGGTATAAGCCCAGAAGCTTATCTTAAACAGATGAAGATATGGGCTAAAAAATCAGGATATGATGAAAAACAGATGACATTAGATACTGATGATAAACATAAATTAAGAATTCTAACCATAGATGGAACTAAACATTTCGGTAGGGTAGGATATAAAGACTATTATATATATCGTCACCTAGAAAAGAAAAAGGAAGTAAAAAAAGGTTATGCCAAGATCATGCGTGATAGATTTAGAAAAAGTCATGGTGCTATTTCTAAAAAAAGAAAGTTAGGTCGTAATAGTGCTAATGAATTAAGTTTAAGAATTTTATGGCATGAAGAAGACGATGAAAAAGAAAAACAAAAGAAATAAAGAAATATTTCTTTAATTATTTTTAGGAATTTACGAAAATCCCGAATTTATATAGATAATTTTTATGATTTTCGTAAATTCCTAAAAAAATTTAAAGAATTTCTATTTATTTAACCATTAAAAATTCACCTTTTTGTGTCATGATATACTTCTTCACCTTAAGTTTTGGATAATCTTTATTTAACATCTTTTCTAATTCATTTAAGTTTTCAGCATGTAGGTGTTCATTAGTGTCCTTTTTGATGTCATTTACCACCTTATACATACCACAGTCCATATGACTAAAGATCCAAAGTTTTTTTATTTTATGTAGCTTAATAGCTATATCAATATGTTCATAATATACTTCTTTCCAACTTTTATTTTCTAACACACCTAATTCAGCACCAGCAAAATTAATTAGATCATAATCATTACGTGCTTCTTTATCATGAATTAAAAAATCAGCTAGTAATTCAACGAATCTAGGATCAATACACGATAAAACTAAAACTTTAGCACCTTTTTTATGTAAGTCAAACTTTTCCATTTATAATATAATATATAATTAAAATATTTTTTAATTATATGGATATATTCGCAGTAAAAAATTTACCTAGTCGTTATGAATACCCTTTTTTTAAGGCAACACAATTTGGAAATTATAAACACGTCGTAATAGGTAGCTATTCTTTAGAAAGCCAGCGTAATGCTGGGGATATTGATATAGATGTTTATATTGAAGGTCGTATTGAATACGATTATGTAGTTAAAGAAATTAAAAAAATTATTAAAAATCTAGATGATTATGATGATATGTATTTTATAGAATTTAAAGTTCAGTATAAAGATCATGATAAAAAGATTAAATTTCTAGCTGATCAAATTGATGATATAGAAATACCTAAAGAAAATTTTAATCAAATTGAATACCTTAAATTAGATTTAGTTATATTTATAAGAAACACTTTTAAAGAAATGTCAATAAATTACTGGTTAAATCCAAATATTACTAATGTTGAAAAGTCCATCAAAAATGATATCAATGAACAAGTAAAAGAAGGTAATTATTATAAAGCTGTAAAATGGTCTTTCAGTCTTGCCAAATATTTAGATGATAAGCCTATGGGTCTTAAGATCAGTGATTTTTTAAATAATTATACTGGACATGAATATGTGGTATTAAAAAATCTAAAAGCTATAAAATTACTGCTTGAAAATTATGATGATCCATTAATTAGAAAACGTATAAGGGTTAATTTAATTGATAATGAAATCATACCTAAAGTCAGTGTCATTTATAGATTAATACCTAAAATAGAAAAGAAAGTAAATAAAGAAGCAAAGAAATATTTTAATGATGTATTGATGAAAAAATCTATTTAGATTAAAATTTTTATCTATTTAGTATATAATCATGTTAAATACTAAAAAAATAGGAAGACCATTCTGTAAAATAGATTCAGGCACTAAAAAAGATACCATAATATCCATTGATGATGGTGAAACAGATGGTGGATTTAATAAAATCCATTTGAATGATGGTAAATTTCAACAGATACCTAACACCACCCAAGAAAGGGATATTTTATATATTACTGGTCCAAGTGGAAGCGGTAAGTCCTTTTATGCTAGTCAATATATTAGAAATTATAAGAAAGCACATAAAGATCATCCAGTTTATATTTTTAGTCCTGTAGCAGAAGATAAAAAAATAGATGATTTAAAAGTTAAACGTGTTAAGATTGATGACACCTTAATAACTGACCCTATTATGCCTTCAGACCTTAAAAACAGCTTGGTTATATTTGACGATATAGATTGTATCACCCAAAAAGGATTACGTGATTCTTTATATGGTCTTCTTAATCAAATCCTTGAAGTAGGTCGTCACACCCAAACAAGTTGTATTATTACAAATCACTTACCTACAAATGGTAAGGAAACTAGAAGAATGTTAAATGAATGCCATTCTATTACTTATTTCCCAGCATCAGGGTCTAAAAGACAATTGAATAATTTACTTGAAGGTTATATAGGTATGGACACCAAAGATATTAAGAAAGCTAAAAATTTAGGATCTAGATGGGTGACAATATTTAAAAACTATCCACAATTTGTGATGACAGAAAAAGATTGTTATTTATTGAATAATGATGATTAAAAAAATAATTCTTTAAATTTTTTTAGGAATTTACGAAAAAGCCGAATTTATATAGATAATTTTTCTATTTTTCGTAAATTCCTAAAACACTTATTACATCATAAACTTTAAACAATCATAGCAATTCTATTAATTCTAGGTGGTTCAGGTGATGGTGGTAATTTTTCATCTACGGGTCTTTTGGGTATCTTTATTTTCAAGTCATCTATTTGTGTCGTCTGTTCAGTTTTATCAGGTGGTGTTGTTGATTCTACATCTATTGATGCTATTAGATCCTTACCACAGCAATGGCTACGTAATCTACGATGATTGATCACACCTAATATGCTACCAATAATAGAAATAGCTAAAGCAACTAAACCAATAATACCGCTTTGATCCATTTATATATATTATTTATGAAAAATATTATGATATACAACTAAAATTATTATATTAGTAATTACAACTTTCCAGCCAGTGGGCAAATCTGAAAAAGACATTTAATATATTATATATAAATAAAATATTTAGATTATTTATATATATGGAAAATTTTAAACAAGATTTAATTAACAAGTTAAAAGAAAAAAATCTATCTGAATCAAGTATAAAACTTTATTTAAGAAATTTAGAAAAAATTAATAATGGTGAATTAAAAGATTTTAAATTTTTAAAAAATGTTCAAGGTGTTCAAGATATTTTAAAAGGATATAAAGACAATACTAAAAGATCTATTTTAATATCAATCGTATCAGTTTTAGGATGTTGTCCTGATGATAAAAAAATAGTGAAATTAAGGAAAGCATATTATGATCTAATGTTAGAAAAAAGTAATGAAATAAAAGAAAAAGAAACAGATGAACCAACTGAAGAACAAAAGAAAAATTGGATATCATGGGATGATGTAAAAAAACGTTTTGAAGAATTAGGTAAAGAAGTCGCTGAATTTTCTGAAAAATCTTTAGTAATTAATAAACCACAATATGAAACCTTATTATACTATATGATTTTATCATTATATGTATTATCACCACCTAGACGTAATAAAGATTATCAATATATGAATGTAGTTTATAAAAACACTGATAAACTATCAAAGGACAAAAATTACCTAGCATATTCTGAAAATAAATTTTATTTTAACATCTACAAGACATCTAAAAAATATGGTCAAAAAGTAGAAGATATAAGTGAAGAATTAAAAAAGATAATTGATTTATATTTAAAATTCCACCATAAAATTAAAGGTAAGGTTAAGAAAATAACAGATACACCATTCTTGGTATCATATGATGGAAATCCATTATCACAAGTTAATAGCATGACTAAATTATTCAATAAAATATTTGGAAAAAGAATATCATCTAGTGCTTTAAGACATATATTTTTAAGTGATAAATACGGTGATACCGTTAAAGAAATGAAAGATGATGCTGAAAAAATGGGTCATACGGTTGAAACACAAAAAACATATATAAAAAATATTTAATATATATATTAGTATATAATATGTCAGAAACTGAAGTTAATATAGAACAATTAAATAAAGAAATTAAAAAAAAATCTGAAGGTTTATTGGCCAAAGCTATTAAAGCTAGATTAAATCAAAATGTAAAAATTAGACCACGTGGTAGTGGTGCTATGCCACCTGAAAAAGATTTAAATCAATTAGAACGTGGAACATATAAACAAAATTTACAGGTATCAGGATATGAAATTTTAACAAGATCACCAACAATTATATTTTATAAACAAATTACTGATAATACCGTCATAATAGCTGTCCGTGGTAGTGCTGACACTAGGGACTGGTTACAAACTAATACAACATTACCATTTGGTGGTCTAACTAGAACGGCAAGATATAAAGAAGATAAAAAATTCGTAGGTGATAATATTGGTAAATATAGTAATGGAAATGACATCTATGTGGTAGGCCATTCACTTGGTGGTGTGATCGCAGACCAATTAAGAAGGGACTTCCCCATCATTAAAGGTGGCTTTACTTTTAACCCAGCATTTCAACCACAAGATTATTTTAGACCATCAAAAGTAGAACGTAAATATACCAGTCGTGACCCTTTAGGCTTATTAGGTAGATTTTTACCTGGTGCTAAAGTAGAAAATAATGAAAGTTTTATTGAAAGATTAATCCCAACATCTATTTTAGGTCGTAAAGATGCCCATATGTTAAATGCTTTTGAAAGTGGTAAGCCAGAAGGTGGTTCTATGATACCAGAACATGGTGTTAGATTACATGCTGTTATTATTAAAAACACACCATTATTAGATGATGCCCGTAAATTAGCGTATGAAGTAACTAAACGTAATGACATGACATTTAGAATAACAAAAACAAGTATTAGGTTTAGAAACATACCTAAAACTAAATTTGAACCTAAATCATTTAGATCTAAAAAAATAAATAAAAATATCACTTTAGTATATGGTAAATTAAAATGATATAAAAGAATAATATTTAAATAATGTTATATAATTAAAATATTTATTAATTATATAATACATATACATGGAATCAAACAAAGCAATAAGAAAGTTTAATAAAGTGACCCCTGCTAGTATGGCACGTGATGCTGAAAGGGAATTAGTTGAAAATGAATTTAGTGATGCTAGAAAACAGGTAATAAGAAAATTATTTGACTTTGTAGCTACCTATAATGATGAATTTGATAAATTACGTGATTCAATAGGTGATAAAGAAACTGAAGTTAAATTAAATAATTTATTTAAACCTTATTTAGTAGCAATTGAAGACGCTAAAGTAAAACTAATGAAAGGTGAATCACTAAATATAGATGATATAGTAAAAACTTATAATGCTTTCACAGCTGAACTTTCTAATTACACTAATATAAGTAAATTAAATCCTAAAAATATTAATACTAAACCATTCATTGATGGTTTGAAATCTACAGGAAATGAATTAGAAACTGTATTAGAAATGGCCTTATCTAATTTAGGTGTAAAAAGGGCTGATTTTGTAAAAGCTTATCCTGAACCATCAGTTCCTACACCATCAAACCTACCAGTTGAAGGTAGAAATGTTTTAGGTGAATTATCAATCCCAACCCAAACTATTACCAGACCACAACAAGCACCATTATATTTAGATCCTGATACTGGTGAATCACAATTAGTCCCTTCTACAGGTGATCAAATCCCTGTAGGTCAAGGAAAAGCACACGGTAAAGCTATAGATGCTGGTAAAATGATGTTAATCGTAAAAGGTATAGCATCTTTATTAAGGGGATACGGTAAAGCACACGGTAAAGCACATGGTAAAGGAAAAGAAGAAGATTATAAAAAACTTGAAGATATATCTGATCAAATAGTAAGTCTAAATTTATTAATAAAGCAAGTATCTAGTAATTTTATTGATGGGAAACCATTTAGGGGTGTTAGTGCTTTAAGTGAAGATGAAAGAAAGAAGAAAAAAAGAAATTTATTAGATGATGAAGGATTAGATTTAAAACAACGTAAGGAAGTTATTGAAGATGGTTTAAAAGAATTATTTGAAAATGTTTCTAAACCTATACCAAATAAACGTGTATTACGTGGTATCTTAATGAAAATAAGACAAATAGAAGGTATAATGAAAAAAGCTATTACAGATTATAATCAATATTCACAAGGTGATTATAGACCTTATGAAGAATCTGAATTAAAAAATCTAGATGATCAAATATCTAGATTAAAAGATCTAGCTAATAGAAATTATGAACAAACTTTAGAATCAACCAAAAAAGGTGTTGAAAAAAATAAAGAAGAAAAGCAAAGACGTAAAGAAAAGCAAAGACAAGAATTTAATTTTCAAATGCCAAAAAAAGAAAAACCAATGACTAAAAAAGAAAAAAATGATGAATTAATAAGATATATTCAATCAATACCATATGATCAACAAAATGATTTTATAAGAAGCTTACCAAAAAATATAGATAAAGCTTATGAAGCGATTCAAGTTATTAAAGAAAGAAACCAACAATTAAATCAATCTTTAGGTAATGTATTTGAAGGACAAGGTAAAGCACACGGTAAAGCACATGGTAAAGCACACGGTAAAGCCCATGGTAAAGCCCATGGTGGTCAAGCTGGTTTTTCAATGGAAAAGACACGTGAAATAGTTGAACAATGGCCTAATTTTCCTTATTACGTGCCACCAGCATCTAAAACTGGTCCTATGTTAAATAATCCTAGATCTAGGGTTCATATACCTACAGAAGGTAATGGAAAGCCTAAACGTGGAAGACCTAGAAAGACATCACCTAAAGAAGGTGGTGTTATACCTTTAATAGTCGGGGCAGTTGCTAAACAAGTAGTAAAACACGTAGTAAAAGATCAAATTAAAAAAGGTATCAAAGGTGCTATAAATAAACCAGGTAAAAGCAACCCACACCCACCCCCCACTTCATCACCACAAGCGAATGCCCACTACTGTAGAACAAGGGCTAGACAAGGTATTAAAGACCCTGCTTGCGGTGGTGCTAAAAAGAAAGCTAAAAAATCAGGTAAGCCTAAATACGATGTTATCTAATCACACCTTTCTTTAACTTTTTTATCATTTTTATTTTCAATATTTATATCATCTTTTTGTTTCATTGTTAAAGTAACAGGGATTTTAATTTTAGATATAAAATCATTCCATTCTTCAACTGTAACATGGTGATAATTAGACCTTAACTTTTTGGGCATATTTTTTATAAAAGTTTTAAAAGAATTTTTACAACAAACAACAAACATTTTATATTATATATTATATATTATATAATATGAAATTATTAGAATTATTTAGTGGGAATAAATCTATATCTAAAGTTTTTAAAGAAAAAAATAATCAGGTTGAAGTTATATCATTAGACATAGAACAAAAATTGAACCCTGATGTATGTATCAATATTTTAGAATGGGATTATAAAATTTATCCACCTAACCATTTTGACGTGATATGGGCTAGTCCTGATTGTAGATCATGGTCAGTAGCAGGTCATGGTCGTCATAGACAGCTTCCAAATCTTGAACCTAAAACAAATACAGCAATAATAGGGGAACAATTGATTTATAAAACTTTAGAAATAATTAATTATTTTACACCTACATATTGGTTTATAGAAAATCCTAGGGGTCTTCTACGTCATTTTCCACCTATGAAAGCCTTACCACATTGTCATTTAGTGTATTACAGCAATTATGAATATCCTATGTCTAAACCTACAAATATATGGTCTAATATACGTCTATGGGATGATGAAACAGATCCAAAGACTGAATTTCCTAAAAATAAATGGGGACATAATGTCTATTTTTCATCAAATAAAAAGAATAGATCTTTAATACCGTCTAAATTAGTTGAAAAAATTTATAATAAGATCATTCAACTTCAGGTATGACCTTGGACACGATACAGTCATAATCACATCCTTGTTTTTTCATCTGGTTCTT